TTTATCGCCTGCAGAGAGTTGTGTTCGACGCGCCGAATTTCGGCCCTTGCATTGTTGGCATCGGAGGTCGCGTCGGACGCTATCGCCTCGACGGTGCGCAATTGCGCGGCCATCGCCTGCACTGCGCTCTCAATCGCCTGCAGCTTCTGATCGACGGCGGGCGCAGGGATAAACACCGGATCAGCTTTAAACGCAGGCACGGGTGCCTGGATGGTCGCAGTGATCGGGCGGGGCTGCGTGACAGGCTGAGTGGCGCCTGCAAGTTTTTCAAATGCCTCCACCCGGCCACTAGTCTGGCAGACCCATTCTGCGGCGGGCATCTTATCGTCCGCGCCGGTGTAGCCAAGTTGGCGAGCGACAGACAGCACCGTGGTTTTCGGGTGCCGCAAAATTGAAACGGTGGCGCGGCTCATTCTGCAGCCTCCAATTTAAACCCTTCGCCGCAGGTGCCGCAAATGGGCAACCCCTTCGAAACCCATTTTTGCGTCAGCCTGACGGTATACCCGCACTGCGGGCAGCACGCCTTCAGCATGCGAGTTGCCTGCACCGCCTTGGTGGGCAGTGCCAGGGCGGCATGGGGATAATCCCCAAGGTCCGCGAGCAGGCCAGCATAGTCATCGGGATTGGACCCGACAGCGGCCAGCACCTGGGCATGCGTGCGCCCATCGGCGGCCACCGCCAACTGTGCCAGCAGCACCGCCAGCACATTCGGACCGTCGGCCAGCACCGGGCTGACCATGATCTCGGTCGCGCCGTCGGCAGAGTCTGCGGCGCTCCACGTCTCACCCAGCGTGCCACTGCGGCGGGCAGTGCTAGGGAACCCGCAGGTGACCCGCACAGTGGCGGGCAGGGGATGACCCGCAGCTTCAAACAGCGGGCGCAGTTCGCCCACTGCCTGAGACAACCACAATTCACGATTCACTTTTTAATCTCCACAACGTTGAAACGAACACCGATGCTATCGAATATCGCGTTCACTGTAAACATGATAGCGCGTAGGGGTTTACCCTACGTTGTCTGCAATGTCGCCCAGCAGGGCAGCAGCATCGCGCAGCAGGGCAGCCGCTGCAGCAGGGTCACGCATCACGGCACGGCATGCGCGACCGATCAGTTCGATTGCCATGTCCGTGTCGGCATCCATCGCCGATTCTGCGGTTTCATGCTCGCCGGGATCGGCATCACTGGGGCAGGGCAGGCGCATCACTGCGCCGAGGGTTCCGAGGGTAATCATAGTTATCTCCAATGGTGGGCAACATGCCCCCATAACCCCCATTAGGGGTTATAGGTGCCGTTCGCGATTAATGCCACGCGTAGGAAACCGGGATATCTGTCCAGCAGGTGCGGCAGTCGCCACATTTGTTGCCCTGGGCAGGGGCAGGGCAAACCTGGGCAGTCGCGGGCAGGTGCCTATGCACTTCACTAGTGGTGATGCCGGGAACCCCTTGCAGGCTTGCAGGAACAACCACGGGTTTATCTGGATACATGGCCGACAGCCTGATTTTCAGGTTCGCGGGCACAGTATTGCCCTGGGCCAGCCAATCCTTGACCATGCCATATTCGCGGGTTGGCAGCCAATGCATGGTGTCAGGGGTTGCCAGCGCCACGGCAACGATCAGGGCAAGATGACCCGGCCCTTGCAGGTCTCCGCTATCGTGCCAGCGGAAGTATGGGCCACGGCCAGCCAGCGCCACCATAGCGTCAACCCACAATGCCGCTTGCTCCGCGTCATCCATAGCGGCCAGCACTTCACCCAGTCGGGCAACCTGGGCGGGTTCTATATTGTTGGCATAGAGCCGATAGTTGCCCTTGTCGGCATAACAAGTACTACATATGCTGCCCGCTATTTTCGCCATCTTTGCGCCAGTATGGCATGCGGCCGTCGGCAGGGAATAGGATGCGCAGGGCATTTTGCTAGTCTGGCTGACGCCGCCAGTGATGGCGACGGCTTGACCGACCGGGACAATGCGGAAGACTCGTGAGGGGTTCATGTCGTTGCTCGTTGCGTTTCAGAGCCTCTATGCTAGGGGATATCGTCGCCGAAGTGTAAACGATATTGTAGGTGCTTACCCTAAGTGATTGCATTCCGTCGCATGGACAGGGACAGCCAGACAAGGGGCGAACTGGCTTCGCTCAAACCTACCAATTAAGATGTGGGCAAAGTATGTGGACAACCTGTGGATAAGGGTTTACACTGCGTACAAAGTTAAATGGTGCTTATGCACATCAATTCATATTGAATTAAGGCTATTAAATGAGCAAAACACCGATTAAAGACTATTTAGCAGAATTGGAACAGTCTGATGCTGAGGAAGATTTAAACGATATAGACCCGGATAGTAGCGAAGCGGAACAGCTAGCTAAACGTGCTCCGGGTCCAAAACCAAGGGTAGATGGATCGCATAGAGGGTTACCTAAACACCGGGCGCTTACAGTAGCGCAGCAATCGTTTATCAATGGTGTGATTTCAGGCAAAACTATGAAAGACGCCTATAGGGAGGCCTATCCATGCGATAACAGCACGGAACAGACAATCGCTACATCAGCGTACAAATTGAGTCGTCATCCACGGGTGGCCCAGATGCTGAATGATGCATGGGGACAAACGGTTGAAGCGTTAGCAGATGATTTAGTGGCAGCGCGAAGATATGTTTTGAGGGAATTGGTGACGCATAGTCGGGAAGACAAACAAGAGGGTTCTCGCCTAAAAGCACTTGAACTACTCGGCAAAGCATCAGGCGTGTTTACACAATCCACCACCGAATCCGCACCTGTTGTCACTGCCGATCAATTGAAGCGAGAGTTATCCGGGCATTTGCGTCTGCTAGATACTGCGAAGAAGAAAGCCTGACGGTGCGAGTATGGGGGGGATATTGTGGGGGAAATGGTGGGATGGATTGACCCACCCACCGGGATACCCCCCTTTATGGTTGGCTACGACCCGTCCAACAGTAACGCTCTAATCCACTCAAACGATTAAGTCCCCTAATCTACCTCCCTCCAATATTTGCACCCCCCCCATCACTTCCCCAACCTTACCCCCCCCGGTATATATATTTGTAAAAAAATAGTTGCGTACACTTGTATGCATAAATAAATTTACACAATCATGGACGATAAAAAACTAACTAAACGTCGGCAGTCTGTGTTGGACTTTATTAAAGCTTATAACAAGCTGCATGGTATTAGTCCGTCATATGAAGCTTTAGCAAAAGGCTTTAAGATGAAGTCACGGTCTAATATGCACAAAATTGTGATGACGCTTGTTGAGCTTGGGTATTTGGAATACACAAAACGTAAGTTTTATTCTGTAAAAGTTGTGGAGAAAGACCTGTGAGTCTTTTGACAAAAAAAGAGATTTCTAGTTACTTAGCAATCATTGATCAAGTGCCTGAAGCAGAGAGGAATAAGATATCTGCGTTAATGGAGCTTGACCGTGTAGAGCGGTGTAAAGAGTCTTTTTTGTTCTTTGTTCAGCAGATGTGGCCGGTGTTTATCTCAGGTAAACACCATAAGATCATGGCTGATGCTTTTGAGCGGGTAGCTTCTGGAGAGTTAAAAAGATTAATTATTAACATGCCGCCTAGACATACCAAGTCTGAGTTTGCTTCTTTTTTACTTCCTTCATGGTTTTTAGGTAAGTTCCCAGAGAAAAAAATCATTCAGACTGCACACACTGCGGAGTTAGCTGTAGGCTTTGGACGTAAAGTTAGAAACTTAGTATCTTCTGATCAGTACAGTAAAGTTTTTAGCACAAAGTTATCAAGTGATTCAAAAGCCGCAGGACGGTGGAACACTGACAAGGGAGGGGATTACTTTGCTATTGGTGTAGGCGGTGCGGTCACTGGTAAGGGTGCTGATCTTTTAATTATTGACGATCCTCACAGTGAGCAGGAAGCAAAGCAAAACAATCCTGCAATCTTTGATAATGTGTATGAGTGGTACACATCAGGCCCCCGGCAGCGTTTACAGCCTGGAGGGGCCATAATCATTGTGATGACTCGGTGGGCAACCCGAGATTTAACAGGGAAGATTCTTAAAGGCTCAGAGAAGGATGGTGTAAACGAGTGGGAGGTTATTGAGTTCCCAGCAATCCTTCCTTCTGGTACTCCGTTATGGCCTGCGTTCTGGAGTAAAGAGGAATTAGAAGCCCTTAAGGCTGAACTGCCTGTATCCAAGTGGGAGGCTCAGTATCAGCAGAATCCAACCTCAGAAGAGGGTGCGATTATTAAGCGGGACCAATGGCAGATTTGGAAGAAGGAAGACCCTCCGCCTTGCGATTACATCATTCAGTCCTGGGACACAGCATTTGAAAAATCAAACAGGGCTGACTACTCAGCTTGTACAACTTGGGGTGTGTTTTATCATCCTGATAAGTTTGGGAATGCCAAGCCAAACATCATTTTGTTAAATGCTTTTAAGAAGCGGATGGAGTTCCCGGAGCTTAAGAAAGCTGCGTTTGACATGTGGAAGGAGTGGGAGCCAGACACTTTGATTGTTGAAAAGAAGGCTGCGGGTGCGCCTTTGATTTATGAATTAAGGAAGATTGGTATTCCATTGTCTGAGTACACCCCAGGTAAAGGACACGATAAAATTGCCCGTGTAAATGCAATCTCTGATCTTTTTGCCTCAGGCATTGTCTGGTGCCCGGAGACCCGATGGGCAGATGAAGTGATGGAAGAACTCGCAGCGTTTCCTAACGGGGACAATGATGACCTTGTGGACTCTTCAAGCCAAGCTTTAATTAGATTTAGACAAGGTGGCTTCATCACCATTGACTCAGACGAGCCGGAGTATGATCTGCCTCGTCGCAGAATTGAGTATTATTAAGACGTATACTCTATAATCTTTCAAAGGATTAAACATGCCTACCAATTTTGATAAAGCAGCCATGCCGTTTGAGATGGATGATGATGTAAACGACGAGATGGGTATTGAGATTGAGATTGAAGACCCGGATTCAGTTGAAGTGACCATCATTGAGGAAGAAGAAGATGAATTCAATGAAAATTTGGCTGAAGTTATTGCTGAAAACCACCTTGCTTCCATTGCAAGCGAGCTAATTGACCTTGTTGAAGCAGACATCAACAGCCGGAAAGACTGGGTAGATGCCTTTGTGAAGGGCTTAGATGTCCTTGGCATGAAGTATGAAGAGCGTACTGAGCCTTGGAACGGTGCTTGTGGCGTTTATTCCACGCTTTTGACCGAAGCAGCTATTCGGTTTCAGGCTGAAATGATCACTGAGACGTTCCCCGCTCAAGGCCCGGTCAAAACGCAGATTATTGGGGCTATCGACAAGCTAAAAGAAGAAGCTGCCGAGCGAGTTCGTGACGACATGAACTACCAACTCACCGAAGTGATGGTCGAATATCGTCCCGAGCATGAGCGGATGCTGTATAGCTTAGGTTTGTCAGGCGCTGCGTTTAAAAAGGTCTACTCAGACCCCGCAATTGGCCGGCAAGTCTCTATTTTTCTGCCCGCAGAAGACATTGTGATGCCCTATGGGGCCAGTAACATCTATAGCGCAGAGCGTGTAACGCATGTCATGCGCAAAACAGAGAATGAAGTCCGTAAATTACAAGTTGCAGGCTTCTATCGGGATGTTGATCTTGGCGATCCTGTACGCATTTTTACAGATGTTGAGAAAAAGAAGGCAGAAGAGCAAGGATATTCATTAACTGATGATGATCGGTATCAATTCCTTGAAGTCCATGTTGATTACGACCTCCCCGGCTTTGAAGACGAAGATGGGATTGCGCTTCCTTATGTAATCACCATTGAACGCGGCACTCAAACTGTCCTTGCCATTCGACGCAATTGGGATGAAGCTGACAAAAAACGTTTAAAGAGGCAGCATTTTGTACAATACACTTACATCCCTGGCTTTGGCGCTTATGGTCTGGGGCTTATTCACCTTATTGGTGGGTACGCTCGCGCTGGGACTTCTCTTATTCGTCAGTTGGTGGACGCAGGATCGTTAAGCAACCTACCCGGTGGTTTAAAAGCTCGCGGACTTCGCATTAAAGGGGACGACACCCCTATTGCCCCTGGCGAATTCCGTGATGTAGATGTGCCAAGCGGCACTGTCCGCGACAACATCATGCCGCTCCCATATAAGGAGCCATCGCAGACCCTGCTTGCGCTTTTAAATCAAATCACTGAAGAAGGTCGCCGGCTTGGCGCCATCAGTGATATGAATATCAGCGATTTGAGTTCTAACGCCCCAGTTGGAACCACGCTGGCTTTGCTTGAGCGGACGCTTAAAACCATGTCTGCGGTTCAGGCGCGTGTACATGCGTCTATGCGGATTGAGTTTAAACTTCTCAAAGAAATCATCCGCGATTTCACTCCAACAAGCTACAGCTATGACCCGGAAGGCGCTTCTCGTCAAGTCAAACAGTCTGACTATGACCTAACTGATGTTATCCCGGTCAGTGATCCCAACGCAGCAACAATGGCGCAGCGGATCATGCAGTACCAAGCGGCTATTCAATTAGCCCAAGGCGCTCCGCAAATCTATGACCTCCCACAGCTTCATCGTCAAATGCTTGAAGTCTTGGGTATCAAGAACGCAGAAAAGCTTGTGCCGGTTGAGGACGACCAAACGCCCAAAGACCCAATCAGTGAAAACATGGCATTCATTGTTGGTAAACCAACTAAAGCGTTTATCTACCAAGATCATGATGCCCACATCGCTACCCACATGGCAATGATGCAAGACCCCTCAGTCATGCAAATGATTGGTCAAAGCCCAATGGCTCAACAAATGCAGGGGGCAATCATGGCCCATATCGCTGAGCATTTGTCGTTTAGCTACCGGGCAAATGTTGAAAAGCAGTTGGGCGCTCCGCTGACCCCACCAAACGCAGAACTTGACGAAGAGACCGAAGTTCAGCTCTCTCGTCTAGTTGCTCAAGCGTCTCAACAGTTGTCGCAGATGAACCAACAAAAGGCGCAGCAACAAGCCCAGGCTCAACAAGCTCAACAAGCTCAACAAGACCCCCGTATTCAAATCCAACAGGCAGAGCTTCAAATCCAACAACAGGATTTACAACGCAAACAACAAAAGGATGTCGCAGACAACCAACTTGCTCAAAAGCGTTTACAGCTTGATGCTCAGCGGGTTCAACTAGACGCAGCTAAAGCCACTAAGCAAGCCCAAACAAGCACTGAGTCAGAAGTTATGCGGACTGTTGCTAAACAACAACAGCATAATCAAAAGATTCAAGCTGATTTAATTAAAAGCTTAACAAACAAGCCGGGGAGTAAATAATGGACAAGTATCTTGAGTATTTAAATAAAATTTTTGTTGATCGTCAAAAGCAAATTGCAGAAGCTATTACTGATGGCGCTGCAAAATCTTATGAAGATTACAAGCAGTTAGTAGGGGAAATCCGGGGTCTTTCCTTTGCTCAACTTTCACTAGATGACCTCGTGCGGAAAATGGAAGAAAATGATGAGTGATATTTTGCTGGCTTCTAACCTGTTTGATATCCCCACGACCTTACCAAAGGTTACTATGGATAAGGCAAAACAACTGCCTGAGCCATCTACATACCACCTTCTCTGCGTTATTCCCGAGACGGATGAAAAGTACGACAGCGGGCTTGTTAAAGCAGGGCAGACCATGCATTTTGAGGAGGTTTTATCTCCCGTGCTGTTTGTTGTAAAAATGGGGCCTGATTGCTACGCAGATAAAACTAGGTTTCCTAGTGGGCCTTCATGCAAAGTCGGGGATTTTGTTTTAGTCCGTCCTAACTCAGGAACGCGAGTAAAGATTCATGGCCGTGAATTCCGCATCATTAACGATGATAGCGTTGAAGCAGTAGTGGAAGACCCACGCGGCGTGTCGCGGGCATAAGGAGTAAAACATGGATAAAACACAACCTAGCGCAGGTAAAAACGATCAAGGACATGGAAGTTATAGCTTCCCGGACGAGAATATTGTTGTCAAGCCCGACGACGAAAAGATTGAAATTGAAGTTCAGGACGACACCCCTGAAGAAGATCGCAATCGCAAGCCGATGAAGGAAGCCCCGGCTGACGTAAGCGAAGAAGAGCTTGAGCAATATAGCGACAGCGTTAAGAAGCGGATTCAGCACTTCACCAAGGGTTACCACGAAGAGCGCCGGTCTAAAGAAGCTGCTTTGCGTGAGCGTGAAGAAGCCATTGCGCTTGCACAAAACCTTGTTGAAGAGAATAAACGACTCCAAGGCTCATTAGGTCAAGGGCAGGCTGCTTTACTTGATCAAGCAAAGAAGGTTGTCTCTTCCGAGATTGAAGACGCAAAGCGCCGGTATAAAGCAGCCTATGAATCTGGAGACGCAGATGCTTTACTGCAGGCCCAAGAGGAGCTTACCGGGGCTAAGATTAAGCTGGACCGTGTAAATAATTTTAAGCCGGCCCCTTTACAAGAATCTAAACCTGTAGTACAAACACAACAGTCGCCAGTCGTTGATACCAAAGCAAGAGCGTGGCAGGATGAAAATCCTTGGTTTGGCTCAGACGATGAAATGACCGCCGTAGCATTAACCGTTCACAAAAAGCTTGTTGAAAGCAAGATTGACCCAACTAGCGACGAGTATTACGAGAAGATTAATTCCCGTGTACGTCAGCTTTTTCCAGATGCGTTCCCCTCGGAAAAGCCAAAGAAGCCAACAGTTGTGGCATCTGCTACCCGCAGTACAGCACCGCGCAAAATCGTGCTGACTCAATCACAAGTAAATATCGCCAAGCGGCTTGGGGTTCCCCTGGAAGCCTACGCTAAGCAAGTGGCTGCTGATTTTAGGAAGAATAATGGCTGATACCCGCACCCCCCGTGAACTTGAAACCCGAGCAAAAACAGAGCGTCCTACTAAATGGATGCCGCCTGAATTGCTTCCCTCTCCCAACCCGGAGCCTGGGTATTCATTCCGCTGGGTACGCACCAGCACATTGGGCACCGCAGACCCAATGAACATGTCTTCCAAAATGCGAGAGGGCTGGGAGCCTGTCAAGGCTTCTGATCACCCTGAGATTCACCTGATGGGCAGTGGCAATACCCGCTACCCGGACAGTGTTGAAATTGGCGGGTTGATGCTATGCAAGACACCTACGGAGTTCACTGAGCAACGAGATGCCCATTTTAATGCGCAATCGGAAAATCAAATGAATTCTATCGACAACAACTTTATGCGCGAAAACGATCCTCGCATGCCGCTGTTTAAAGAACGCAGCAGCAAGGTGACTTTTGGCAAAGGTATTTAACTTAAATTGGAGTGATATATGGCTTACCCCATTATTGACGCCCCGTATGGCCTAAAGCCGGTCAATCTGATCGGTGGTCAGGTGTTTTCGGGTTCCACCCGTAGCTTGCCCATCCAGTATGGCTACGCTACGGACATCTTCTATGGTGACTTCGTTCGCCTAACTCGCGGCACCATCGTGCGTGCTGCAATCACCACCAGCGGCACCGGCATCATTACCGGCATTTTCCTGGGCTGCACCTACACCGACCCGGTGACGCGCCAAAAGCGCTTCTCGCAGTATTGGCCGGCAAGCACCCTGGCTGGCGACTGCCTTGCCTATGTTAGCGATGACCCGGATACCGTCTTTAAGGCGGCTGTCGTGTCGGGCACCACGGTGATGGCTTCTGGCAGCATTGCAATGCTTGGTCAGAACTATTCGATGGTTGATGGTGTTGGTAGTGTAAACACTGGCAATTCTAAGAATGCTCTGCTGTACTCGGCTACCCTGACTACCGCTGCATTCCCGGCGCGTGTAGTTGGCGTTGTCACTGACACTGCTCAAAGCATCACTGCCGTTGGTAGCTCGTCCACCACCACAATCACCCTGACTGGCACGGGCCTGCCTGCCGCTATCCCGGTTGGTACTGATGTCTCGTACATCGCGGCTAACGGTCAACGCATTCAGACGGGTTCGTTTGTTAGCGTTGCTGCTGCTGCTGGCGATACCTCGGTTACCATTAACTCTGCTATCGCAGTCCCCGGCAGTGTGGTGGCTATTCCTTCGTCTTCGACCATTGTCTTTACCCAGTATCCTGAGATGCTGGTGAAGATTAACTTTGCGTCGCATTCGTACTACGCTGCCACCGCCATCTAAGGAGTAACTTAAAATGGCTATTTCTCGCGCACAACTACTGAAGGAACTCCTGCCGGGTCTTAACGCCCTGTTTGGTCTGGAGTATGCTCGCTACGGCGAAGAGCACAAAGAAATCTACGAAACGGAGACTTCTGAGCGTTCGTTTGAAGAAGAAACCAAGCTGTCAGGTTTCTCTGCCGCCCCGGTGAAGAACGAAGGTCAAGCGATTCAGTACGATAACGGCCA